GAAGAACGCAAGGCTTTTAATATTTTCAACGAAATTAACAAGGAGCAAGCAAATTATGGTAGGTAAAGTAACGCCATACGACATTATGACGGGCAGTAATCTGCCCGCCATGTTCGGGCTAAATATATTTAAGAGTGCTAACGAGGTTCTGCAAGAGGCGATCGATTACGTCAATGGCAACACACCTCAAGGCATTAATCCAAACGAGGCTATGAATTGGGGCAACACCCTTGAACCCGTCATAGCACAACAAGCCTCAGTTCGATTAGGGCTAGGTAATCCAAGAACCAAGCATGAGAAGGCTGTATTTCACAAGGATTGGCCTTTAGCTGTATCCCTTGACGCGACCGTTATGGGTGACGGGCGAGAGCAATACACCGACATTGATAAAGGCATTATTGTTATGAATGATGACAAGCCTATCGTTCTTGACGGTGAGGGTTGTTTAGAGATCAAGGTTACGGGGAGCGAGGCAGAGTATGAACCCGCACCCTATCGTGGCGTGTATCAACTGCAAGCGCAAATGGCATGCACTAACAGCAGTTGGGGTGCAATTTGTGTTTTGTATCGTGGCACAATTATGCGCTTATTTATTTACAAGCCTGAATCCGACATGCTTGAGCGCATTAAAGAAATAGCTGAAGATTTTGCGCGTCGAATAGAAAAATACAAACGTAACCAGGAAATTGAGTGGTATGACATAACAAGCCCACGCGAGGCTGCTGCGATTTATGATGAAGTATATGATAAAACCGTAGAACTACCTCAGATTGAAAATGACGTTCGCGCACTGCTTGAAACTAATCAAGATATACGCCAACTAAATGATTATAAAAGCGTTTTAGAGTCTAAGATTATGGCTCAGATGAAAGAGGCTAAGTATGCAAAAGCGGGGAAGTGTTTGGTCGAGTGGGGAAGTCGCAGTTATAAACCACAACCCGCAAAAGAAATTCCCGCTAAAGAAGGTTATACAATTAGAAATAAAACACTTAAAGTTAAGGAGATTTAATAATGGAAAATATTGCTAAGGCTTTTGTGCAAGCCCAAAAAGATTTTGCACCCGCGCTAACAGATAGCACCAATCCACATTTTAGAAATCGATATGTATCTTTACAAGGTTCAATCGAAGCCGTAATTGGCTCGCTTCATAAAAATGGCATAGCTTTAATACAGAAAACGCATGATTGTGATACGGGCGTGCGCGTGGAAACAATCCTTATCCACACTTCTGGGGAAAGCATTTCTGGTGGAGTGATTCATGTTCCCGCTGACAAACAAACACCACAAGGTTATGGCTCGGCTTTAACCTATGCGCGTCGTTATAGTTTGATGAGCGCTTGCGGAATCGCGCCCGAAGATGACGATGGCAACATGGCAGAGCAAGCGGTAAAAACAAAAAAGAATACAGCCTGATTCTGCCAGGCGGAGTAACTGAAGTGTTCGCAGAGGATCATAAGTTCATAGCTAAATATGAACAGATTGTTCGAGCAGTTCGAGACAAGCCTAATAAATTGGCAAGTCAAAAAAAAGAATACTTAACGAAGTTTTTATTGGCAAACAAGCCAACACGTGAAAAATTACAAGCGTATCAAAACGGTTTGATTACTAACTTGGTTGAGAAAACGATAAAACAATTAGATAAGGATATTGAAAATGAATCTGAACAATGAAAGTAATGCTGTTCAACAAATATTTAATCGCCTTGAATTATTTGACATTGATGTTGATATAGTCAAACAACACCACATTGAAAGTCGTATTTTTTTAGCTGTATTCATGCGTGCTATGAGTGATGTTATCTTAGATAGTTCACCTTTAATAACAAGGCTGTCTGCACTTTGGTGGCTAATGTTTGAAACACGTCCATATGAAGTACGCATAAGAGAATTTGCGGAAAAGCTACTTGATATTGACCATGATTATATGTTAAAGAAATTGCGCGATCATATGGGTGAAAATGAATTTAAAGCCCTGGCTGAACAAGCAAAAAAATTACCGAAGAAAAAGAGAGAGTGGGCATAAGCCCACTTTCTTATTTGTTCATAACGTACATAGTTACTTCAAAACCAAAACGCATTTCAGTTGCTGATGGTGTAGTCCACATGTTTAATCTCCTAAAAAAATTATTTGTCAAGATTGTAGTGTATGCTAAATAATAATAATATAAATACGTATTTGTATGAGTTGAGACTAATGATTCACCCTGACCATAATTATGTAGTATTTGACGGCTTTGGAGATTGCCTTCGATCTTTTTCAACGCTCGATAACGCACAAGATTTTATCAAAAACAAACCTGATTGTACTATTGAGGAAGTCAAGCCTCTATCAAATGAAGAATTTACAGCCATTTATGGAGAACCCCCGTTCTAGCACGTCTAAGCCTCGTGGTGAAGACTTTAAACTTTTTGATACCTACCCCTTACCTACCTTGAGATCGTGCAACAGAGAGCGTTATATGAGGTCGTTTTTCTATTCCAACCTGTAATTCTGTCTTATGATAGTCATAAAAGATATATTTGTGTTTATGGTCGGGAGGAAGGTTAATATAATTTTGATGAAGGCAAATTCTGTAAGTATCATCTAATAAATTTTCATCAGCATAAGCATTTGCAACTTCACAATTTAGGAATGTACCCACATATAATGGGTTGCCACCCATCATAACTATTAATACATATTCGAGTGGCATTTTAATGCAGTTGTTTTGGTTTTGGCTCGATAACATACATGTTCATTCCCTCAGCATGTATGAGTATAAATTTATCTTCGTCGCCATCTAAAATAATTTTAACCATAGACTGCTCACCGTCCTCAATAATCTCAATGTTATAAATTTTTGAGCCAATCAAGCGATCAAGCATTTCGGCCTGTTCAAAATTAAGCTCAGTTAAACCAGTTTTTTTATCCAATCTCCACCGTCCTTTAATACCATGGGCATTAACTTTGGCTGTCCATCTATGATCATACCACAGCCAACAATGAATCTGTTTTTAAAATTCTTGGCATAATCAAAAGCCATAGACTTTTGTGCAGTTAAACATCCAACTTGCATTGACCAGATTAAAGAGTCGGGGTTACTAAAATAAGCGATACTAAACTTTGAATGATAATGCCCTTGAACAACGTGCATACCCATTTGCATAGACAAACGTAATACATCAGCTGACATGCCGTGCGTAAAGAAGCACCGAGTATTATCTGACAAAGTAATGGTGACATCATCTACCCATTGCCAGCCAGGGCCAACAGACAAGAACTCATTATAAGAGCGCAAATAATCTTTGGGCAAGCCATATTTAAGTGCGCGCCTATATACTAGGGACGAGTGATTGCTATGAACCAATATCATTTTAGGAAAGATTTTTTCTAGTTCTTTTATATAAACACGTGACGCTCTTAGCTCGTCACCCGCAGACATTAAGTCTGGATTAGAATCGTGCATGCTGATTGCGTGCTGATCTAACTCATCACCAATATTGATAACGAGGTCTGGCTTATATTTATTTTTAAGTGCCTTAAGAAAATCAAAAGCGTGTCTGTGATGGTAGGGAATGTGGAGATCAGATATGACTAATACTTTTTTGTATTTCATATTCAATTCCATATAATTAATGTAATATAGATTTTATATCATAGATTGTCTTTCTGCAACAAACTTTTGTTGATGCAGCGATAGCCATCATACTTATCTTTGCCACGATAAAAAGTTTCGTAGAATGTTGCGGCTTCAGTACAGGTACTAAAAGAACCCTCAATAGTTTCATGAGTGCCGAACGCTGTTACATTACTTACTATTAAAATAAACTCAATAAGCATAATTATTCCTTTTGTAATACAAGTAATACATTAACGGCCTTTAGCAAGCTGACCACCAAAATAAAATTCAACAATCATGGTAGCCCATTGGAATATTTCCTCGAACTTAAACAAGCCTTTAACTGTTTGAAAAGTTGAGTTGCCACCAAACTCAAACAAACCAAACAAGAATGAAGTAGGTTCTTGTTTAACTTCTACAACTGTATCAATACCAATAAGTCCAGCAATAGGATAGATAGCCACGAGTGCAAGTATAATCAGCATCAGAATCCTACGATTCCATGCAGCCATAGGTGATTCATTGTTAGATTGTTCACGTGCGCTTTTTAAAGAACCTTCTTTAGCAGCCAATACTTCTAGCATTAATTTGTTTTGATCGTGTGCTTGCTGAGATTTAATCGCTAATAGTTTGGCAAAGAAGCCAAGTGCGATAGGAATAATATGTTGTAGAATAGTCATCATTGAACAACTATAACCTCATAAACCATGAAAAAAATTTCTTAACAACAGTCTGTAACAATGCGACACATTTTTGGACGAGGTTTTTTATTTGTGTCTTGATCCAATTCCATATCATTTGATACTCGGTTGCTATCCAGGCTATCATTAGTGCTAATATTGTCA